TTTAGCAGCGGCAGACGAAGCGAGGCTGCGCCGCCTGGCCTGAAGCGCGACTAAATTCTGCCACGGATCAGACTGCGACGACTCGGCTCAGGCACGCTGAGGCCGGCGAGGGTTTTATCGGCCTGGCGGCAGCACGAGCACGCTAGGACCGAGCACGGTTTTATCGGCGGATCCTGGATGGCTTACGCCAGTCTGATCTGAAGGCCTGTAGATCCAGCGCGCCCGTGCTGAGGCATTGCTGAGCCACCCGATCACGGCGAAGTTCCTCACGGACAAGCTGAGGCCAAGCGAAATCCTGAAGCCTGTAGCTTCAGCCCGTCCAAACCGAATCACGCCGTGATCATGGCCAAAAAACAGCGCCGAGCTTTCGCTCGGCGCCGTGGTACCGATTGGCGGATTTCGATTATTCCTCGTTGCCCTCAGCAGGAGCTTCTTCACTGCTGCCGGTCAGTCCAAGGATCTGAGCCAGCATCTCTTTGGCCTCGTCAGCCTTGAGGTGCTTGATGTCAACACCCGTGAGTAACTGGCCGATCGCCTGCTTTGTGGCATCCACATGGCCACCGCCTACACGTACGGCCTTCAGTCTAGCTTCATCATCGAGCAACTGCTGGTACTCTTCTGACGACTCGTCGAAGCCAGCCTTGGACTTCATGATGGACTTCTTCGACTGGATGTTGCGGATCGCCTTCTTCAATGCCTCCTGATCTTCAGCCAGCTTCTGGATGTCCTCGTCGGTGTACACCTCACCACCTCTACGCGCTGAGCTTGCTCCCTTAGGCTTACCAGCGGCCTCACGGATCATGAACTCTGCAACGGCTGCGCTCATCATTGATGTGTAGTTGTCAACTGTCATCTCCTTTGACTTGCAGCGGCTTCTCTTGGACTGCTGTGACTTGAGCATCTTGTCCAGATCGTCGTCATCAAGTCCCTTAAGCCACTCAATGTCCTCTGTCAGATCAGCGCCAAAGGCCTCGATCATCTCGTTAAGCTTGTCGGCGTCTTCCATTGACTGTGCAACCAACTGTGTGTCAGCCTCGTCCTCGCTGTTCGCGAATCTGTTGACGATCTGAGCTGCAAGAGCATTTGCAGTGTTGGTGAGTCGAGCTGTGCCTGAAAGCTGTCTTGTGCTGGTTGATGTTGCTGCGATGTTTGTTACGAATAAGTTATTTGCCATAATAGGCTCCTTTCTGCGGTCTGTGCCGCTCAACAATTTATTGCTGACCATTGTGGTCTAGCGGGTTCTGATAAGACTAGGCGGGCGGATGGCCTGCTCTTCGCGCCCGCGCGAGACTCGCGCAAGGACCGCGCCGCGATCGGCTCATACTCAGTGCCTTTCTTTATCTTAATTATATTATACCATAGCGGTCTATGTTTGGTGAATAGAAACTTTTACATCGCCGTGCCAGTGATCTATTGCTGAGTAGGGCCGCTTTTATAGCGTTCACTTTACTCGATCCCGCTGAGGCCGGGCAAGGGCCGATCTACACTGCCCTACTCGATCCCGCTGAGGCCGGGCAGCGCGGGCGTATTATACCACATTGGCGAGGAAAAGTGAATAGAAACTTTTATAGCACCGCTCGATCCCTATTTGCTAGGTTCCCGTCAATTTGTGTGATCTCACTCAGGTGAGCTGAGGCTAAGCAGTGCAAGGGTTTTATTGGCGGCGGCCGGCCTTCAGGCGCGCCAAGGCCGAGCTGGGTTTTACCAGCCGCGGCTGGCACCCCACCATGCCAGAGCTAGGCGAGGTGGCCCTAGTGCTAGATCAGCTCAGGTGAGCTGAGGCCAGGCTACTGAGGGGTTTTACCCGCGCCGGCTGGCGCCCAGGCGCGCCGAGGCATAGCAATGCCGTTCCGGCGGCGGATCGGTTCGGGCGCGCTGAGGCTAAGTGGCTTGAGGGTTTTACTGGCGGCGGCCGGCCGGCCTGGTGCTGAAGCTTAGCCGGGTTTTATCGGCGCTGGTCAGCGCCCCGGCGAGCCGAGGCCAGCCGGACCGGCATGTCCAGATCGGGCACACAACGCAAGCTTTGCCTGGACTGGCTGAGGCTGGGCTGGAGGCAGGGCTAGTAGATCCGCACAGCCCGGGCCAGCCAGAACTAGGTGATCTGCACAGATGCTAGTAGATCGGCATGGCAATAAAAAGACCCGGTCGATCGACCGGGCCACTTGGCTTTACCATTCTGCCATTGCCTCATACTCATGTCTGATCTCAAGATCGAGCTTGAACTCTGCCAGTAGCTTCTCCTTTGTGTACGGCCCAAACTCCTTGACCCTATCCTCAAACATCTTGCGATCTATGCACTCGTAGGTTGCGTCGCCCCCTTCATTGTAGTGCTCAAGTGCAAACTCCATAACCTCTTCATATGTCATTCCGCTCATATCCTTCTCCTTTCTGAGGACCTGACCTTTCGGTCAGGCCTCCTCCTTTTCGAGCTCTCTAAGGATCTGTCTTGTTGTCACTGAGATTGACATCTCACACAGGTAGGTGTACATCATCACTCCACCGTCATACTTTTTATTCAGTTCATCAGATCCCTTGTCGAATGCTTCAAACTCCTCATCTGTGATCCATCCAAGCTCGTGGACTCTTTTAAAGCCTGACCACATCATTGCTACCCAGTTGCCACCACAGGCTGTGCACTCATCCAGGAACCTCTTGCTTGCTAGCCTTGCAATCTCTTCGGCCATCATCTCACGACCTTCTTCAATTTTCTTTTCAAGCAACTCTCTATCTGACATCTCTGTGTCCTCCTTTTTATCTCGGCCCGGTCTTCTACCGGGCCGGCTAGTAGATCGGCCTTACGGCCGAGGCTCTCAGATGAGAGCCTCAATCATTTCGATTGCTTTTTCAAGTGTCATCTCAGGACCTGCAGTCTTGATGCTATCGAGCACACCCACAAGCTCCTTCTTTTTAAGAAGCTCATCATCGATGGGCTTAAGCTCTGCGAGCCTTGCCTGAAGCATGGCCTCGATTTTACAAGCACTTTCAAATCTTGACTTGTCGTCTGCGAGTGTGCTTGTGAGGCACTTAGTTGACTGAATGGACCTTATGGCTTTTCTGCAAGAGTCATAGTCAAGCATGTCCACATCGGCCTGAGTGTACTCAGTGACTTTTCTGTCGTGGGGCTCAAGGATCTGACGGGCCTCTTTTAACACCTGCTCCTGAGCTACCAGCTCAGCCATCGCTGCCTCATAATTCTCCACGCCCTTGCGCTTTTTAAGGGTGCACTTCTTGCTCTGCACATTTCTGAGCTCTCTTTTAAGGGCATCGAGATCCTGAGCATACTTCTGTGCGAAAACGTTAGGGTCAAGTTTTAAGTTAGTATTTGCCATAATGGCTCCTTTCCTGGCTATGATGTGCTTCGGCCATGTGGCTCATAGCCAACCACAAGGCTCATTTGAATTTATTTATTATTTACTTTCTAAATATATTATACTGAGTAAAGCCAAAAAAGTACATATATAAACTATTAAGAAATCATAAACTAATTATGAACAATTATAAACTAATTATGAATTTTGTGAGCAAAGTGTGAACTGATCTTTCTGTGCACAGTGCACGAGCCTGGCCTGTAGATCCTGTGCGGAACTGCCAGAACGGACGCTCTGTGCACAGTGCACGAGCCTGGCCTGTAGATCCTGTGCGGAACTGCCAGAACGGACGCTCTGTGCACACTGCCTAAAATTTGCAACCATTTTTGTGCGATTTTTGCAGGGCCTAGGCGCGCGGCACGCGCAACAGAAATGAAATATTTCTGCCTAGAAATTGCAAAGTACCCAGTCCAAATTGTATGGCATCTACATGAGTAAAATTGGATGTAATAATTTACCCGTAACGGGTCCGTGATAATAATAATGGTATAAATACTACTTACTTCAATTACGGACTTATATTAAGTAAATAATACTTGCTGCGAGTAAATATTCCTATTATATTATATACATTATTATATACATTATTATATAATTAAATGATCTGGCAATTCTATTCAGCTTATTAAAGCAACTATTATATTGCATCGCGCCGGCACTCCACAAGTACAAGAACAGCTCTAATACTTAGCTGAATAACGTATAATATAATAGGGGTCAGTCGTCCCTATTATTTTTAAACTGTTGTGACAACACGGCAGTAAAGAAAGGAGTTGATTATATGCACGATGCAAAAGTCGAAACAGTCGTGCGTGCTACCCCGGATCGTAGTAAGTTTAAGGTAGTGGATGGAATGATTGTAGATATGACAGCGCCGCCGAGCACACTGGCCGATGGCGAGTCTGCGACGCAGAGGTGCATCACTGAAAGCGAGCGTCAGGGCCTAGGTCCTAGAGATCCTGCTAATCAGACGGCTTCTAGTGGTAACTACATTAGGTGTCTGCACTGTGAACAGGATGATGTGCCTGAGAGCCTCTTCCAGGTTGGCATGTGTGTAGATTGTTATGTGCAGATGGCTAATCGCAACACGCGCCTTATGCGCTGGGGTAATAAGAATTGGAAGGAAGATGCCGAGGCCGCTGGAGTCGAATTATATGAGCAGCAACCAGCAGAGAGTCATATTGATTATTTGAGGTTCTGCTGCTATCGTGATATGTATCCAGCTACAAAGCCAACCCTCAAGGAAGTGGCTCGGCAGCTTAACGTGTCTTATGGCGTAATCACTAGCTGTGCGACTCGCTGGCATTGGCACGAGCGCCTCATCGCTTGGATGAAAGAATGTGATAGACTTACACTTGAGCAGCGCCGCCAAGAGATGATTGATATGAACAAGAGGCACATTGAGCTTGCAAATATGGTTGATGGCAAGCTGCGTGAGGCCCTGACCGCAATGGACCCGCGCATGATGAAGCCAAGCGAGATTAACCAGCTAATGAAGACTATGGCACAGCTCGAGAGGGAGAGTCGTGTAGATACCATCGCTCAGGAGGAGATGCGCGCTGAGATGACGCAAGGCGTTGAGAATCCTGAGTTGAAGCAGTCAGTTACTAAGAAAGAAGACTTTGCTGAAATACTTGGTGTTCTTAAACAAGCAGGTGTACTAGATAATAGCGACATTGGCATTAAGAAGGTCGGCAAAGATGGCTCATCCGAGGAATTGGTCGTTAAGCCAAGTAAGGAGGTAGTCATCGATGCGAAATAAAAGAATGATTGGCAAGTATGAGCCAGTGGTATCGGTAGATGCTGACGGTATACAGTATAAGCGGTGCACATTTTGTGGTGAAGTAAAGCCTGTACTAGAAGGCTTTGCCAAGAATGGTGTAGATAGTGATGGAGTTGTAAGGTATAGGGATGATTGCAAGGTCTGCTACAATGTACGGAGAAAAGAAAACAGGAACAAAAAGCGTCATTCAGATTTCGTTGGAAACCAAAAGCGACGGGGAGAAGAGTCTCCGACTTTTACACACCAAGAATGGAAGGAATGCGTTATCTTCTTTGGAGGGGAGTGTGCTTATTGTGGATGTACCCCAAGGCGTGGGCACGGACTTACCAGAGATCATCTTAGACCTATCGCGGCAGGGGGTTCAACTACACAAGCTAACATAGTACCAGCGTGTGAGTCATGCAACTCGTCAAAGGGCGCAGAGGACTTCAAGGTATGGTTTATGAAGCAGCCTTTCTTTAGCCAGGAGCGCTTGAACAAAATATTTAAGTGGCGCACTATGATGCAGATTGTATCACCTACAGAAGTGGAGGTGCTTGATGAGTAAAGGTACACTTACAGCTGAAGAGCTTGATGCACTTGCTATTATGGACTCTCCAGATGCTATGCGACTTAGTCAGCTATTAACGCCAAGGCTTACAAAGTATATACCTTATGAGCCTACTGCTAAGCAGCGAGCTTTCTTGTTAATGAATAATCAAAAAGAGGTGCTATATGGTGGTGCTGCTGGTGGTGGAAAGTCAGTTGCGCAGCTTATGGGTGCACTTCAGTATGTAGATGTCCCGGGTTATTCTGCGATTCTATTCAGGAAAACATATGCTGACTTGGCGTTGCCTAATGCCTTGATTGATATGTCAAAGAAATGGCTTATGCCATTTGTTAATGCTCGCGAAGTGCACTGGTCAGAGAAAGATAAGAAGTATACGTTTCCATCCGGGGCCTCAGTCAGCTTTGGGTACCTTGAGCATGCTGATGATTGCTATAGGTATCAAGGAGCTGAGTTTCAGTATATAGGTATGGATGAGGTCACGCATATTGCACCTAGTAACTACAGGTATATGTTCTCTCGTCTGAGGCGTCCAATAGGTCTTGATGTGCCTCTTAGATTCAGGGCTACTGCTAACCCTGGTGGTGAGTATGGCGAATATTACTATCAAAGGTTCTTTGTTGAAGGCAAAGAGAATGGTAGAATATTTATACCAGCTGGACTTGATGATAATCCATATCTTGATCGTGAAACGTACAAAGAAGCTCTTGCAGAACTGGGTCCTGTAGAGCGTGAGCAATTGTTAAATGGTAACTGGGAGATTAAGGGCGAAGGTGATATGCTTAGTCGTCATTGGTTTCAGATTGTCCCAGCTGCTGATATACCTGAAATGGCGCAGCGAGTTAGATTTTGGGACCTTGCAGCTACAGATCCTAAGAAGCGTAAGATTAAGAAGAAAACTAGCCGTTCTGGAATGGCAGAGCCAGACTATACAGTTGGATTTAAGCTTGCTAAGTACCAAGGTATGTACTGGGTTGAAGACATATTCAGAGAGCAACTCTCACCGCATGATACTGAATTAGCCATAAAGCGCACTGCTCAGCAGGATGGATTAGGTTGTGCTATACGAATGGAGCAAGAGCCAGGATCGTCTGGTCTTATAACAATAGACAAGTATCAGCGCGAAGTATTATCTGGTTATAACTTTTTGGGTGTTGTATCATCTGGCTCAAAAGTTGAAAGGGCCAGAAATGCAAGTGCAGCAGCTGAGGCAGGTACTATTCTTGTATCTGACAAGTGCAGACATATACTTGATTTCTTTGATGAAGCTGATTTATTTCCATATGGCGCACACGATGATATTATAGATGGATTTTCTGGAGCGTTTAGTTACTTTAAGCCAGCTACTTCTGTAGTTAGGCTGCCAACGCCAATTAAAAAGGCTTCTGGATCATACTGGAGTAAATTTAGGAGGTAAATATGTCAAGAACACCAAAAAATATGACACCCATAGGCGTTTCCGGTCTTGAAAGATATGGCCCTTATATCTATGAGGAATTCTTACCAGAATTGAGATGGCCACAAGCTGGTAAGATTTACAAAGAGATGGCAGATAATGACCCTGTGATAGGTGCAGTATTGTATCTTGCTGAAATGCTTATTAGGGGTACTCAGTGGAGTGTTGAGGCTGCTAGTGATAGGCCTGAGGATGAAGAGGCCGCAACATTCCTGCTTGAGTGCATGAATGATATGGAAATGTCATGGGACAATACTGTGTGTGAAATTCTAAGCATGCTTGTATATGGCTTCAGCTTCCATGAGATCGTATATAAGGTTCGTAAAGGTCCGAATGAGCACAATCCTAAGTACAAGAGTAAGTACTCTGATGGTAGGATTGGCTGGCGGAAAATACCAATTAGGTCACAGAGTTCATTATATCAGTGGGAGTTCGATGATGAAACAAATGAGGTTGTTGCTTTCCTTCAGCAGGCTGCGCCAGATTGGAAGTTACGCAGAATACCCTTGTCTAAGGGCGCTCTGTTCCTTACAAAGAGTAACAGGGAAAACCCAGAAGGACGTAGTCTACTGCGTAATGCCTATAGACCTTGGTTTTTCAAAAAGCACTTCGAAGAAATTGAGGGCATTGGTATTGAGCGAGATTTGGCTGGATTTCCTGTGCTTCATGCGCCAGAGACACTTGACTTATGGAATACTGAAGATCCTAATATGGTTCAGCTGCGTGCCCAAGCAGAAGAAATAGTTGCTTCTGTTCGTAGGGATAGCAATGAAGGTATCCTTCTTCCTTACGGCTGGGAACTTAAGTTGTTGTCTTCGCCGTCGAGTAGATCTATAGATATAAGTGCAACAATAGATAGGTATGATAATCGTATTGCCATTACCATGCTATCAGATATTATCCTTATTGGAGAAAAGTCTGGATCGTTTGCGTTAGCTGATACTAAGCAGTCGTTACTTGCCGGATCACTACAGGCACAGGTGGAAAACATCGCGGATGAATTTAATGCACATGTAGTACCAATGTTGTTTGCAGTGAATGCATTTCCTGGAATAACAGAGTTTCCTAAAATCGTACCTAGCCAGATACAGACGCCATCTCTTCAGGAGGTGTCACTTGTGCTTAGGTCAATGGGGCTTAACATTGCAGGTGACCAAAAGCTTCAGAACTACCTTAGGCACATTCTCAGTATGCCTAAGCTTGATAATGAGACGTTTAATAATGTGTATTTACCACAGGCTTATTCTGATAAGGATAAACATAGCCAAGTATCTACAGCAGATGGCACTAGAGACTTAGCTGACTCATCAGAGCAAATGCTACAGCAGCCTAACATGGCTTACACAGGAGTAGGAGGCATTTAATGGGCGTATATAAAGATGATGTATTTAACCTTAAGGTAACAATTGCCAAAGCTTACGAGCAGGGTCTTGTATCCGGCTGGGCTAATGTGGCCAAGAATGCAGACGGCTCTATACCACTTGATTGGCAGGGCGATGTTATTCGCCCAGAGGTGCTTGAAAAAGCTGCTGTAGATTTTATGCTTAACTACCGTACAAGTGGCGAAATGCATAGTGGTGGAAGTAAGGGCGTCGTCGTAGAGTCAATAGTTATGACAAAAGATAAGCAGGCTGCTATGGGCATTCCAGAAGGTATTGTGCCAGAGGGCTGGTTTATAACTGTCAAGATTGAAGATCCAGAAGTCTTTGAAAAAGTCAAGTCTGGCAAGTATAGAATGTTTTCTATTCAAGGGCGCGGTAAACGAGTGCCAATAGAGCCCTAACTTTAAACCAAATTTCATATAATATAATAGGGGGTGAGTGTTATGCTAACGCTACTCGAGGACCTGATTATTGATCGGGTTGACTTATGCGATGAAGGAGCCAATTCTGAGGCCTTCATAGAACTATACAAAAGAAGGGAGAAAAGTTCAATGGATGTACAGGAAATCTTAAAGCAGCTTACACCGGAGCATGCAAAGGTTATCCAGGACGCTATTGATTCTTCTGCAGCTTCTCTGAAGGAAGCTCAGGAAAGTTTTGCGAAAGCGTGTGAAGAGCGCGATACTGCAAAGACTACTCTTGAGAACACACAGAAGGAGCTCGAAGAGACAAAAACGGAACTGGAAGCCGCTCAGAAAGCACAGGCCGCGCAGGAAGCTAAGAAAGCTGAAGAGGCAGAAAAGGATAAGAATGGCAATGGTACTGTTTCCTTTGACCAGACTGAAACTTTCAAGAGTATGCCTAAAGAAGCAAGAGAGTATCTTAGCTTGATCAAGCAGCAGAAAGAAGCAGCAGAAGAAGAGCTGCGTAAGTCAAAGGAGGCTGCTCTTGAGGCAGAAGCAGTTGCAAAGGCTGCATCACTTAAGGCAATACCTGTTGAGCCTGAAAAGCTTGCTAGCGTTATTAAGAGTGCCAGCCCTGAGGTAGTTGAGATGCTTGAAACTATTAACAGTGCTATTGAAAACACTGTTCTTTCAGAGGTTGGTAAGTCTGCTGCAGGCGAGTCAAATGATGCATGGGCAGAGATCGATAGCAAAGCTAATGAAATAGCTAAGCGTGACAATATTACCAAGGCAAAGGCTGTTTCTCAGGTAATCTCAGAGAATCCTGAGCTTTATCGTAAATACTTAAAAGGAGGTGCTAACTAATGGCAGCTACAAGTGCATTCGAAATTCCTGGACTGAGATTTAGTCTTGTCTCTGATACAAACAACATCAAGAGACACAGATTTTTATCTGTAGTCCCTAATAACGGTACCGTTGCTCTTGCAAACAATACATCTGCTGTTGTTGGTGTATCAATGAACCAGGTCGATGCAGCAAATAGACCTGTAGAGATCGCAGATGGTATTGTTATTGTAGAAGTTGCTTCCGCAGTAAACGCTGGATCTTATGTTGTTTCTGACAACAACGGCATGGCTGTTGCTTCAAGCAATGCAAGTAATTGTCTTGCACTTACAACCGCAGATAATGCTGGACAGTTCATCAGCGTAAAGATGTTTTAATTAAGAGGAGGATAAGAGATGCCTACAATGCAGAATGCGCATATAGACAGAGCGATGACAAACATCTCTGTTGCTTATATGCAGGATGACAAAAATTTTATTGCCGATAAGGTCTTCCCTATCGTGCCTGTTAAGCGTCAGTCAGACGTATACTATCAGTACAGCCGTGCTGATTTCATGAGAGATGAAGCCCGTGAGCGTGGCGCAGCTACTGAGTCTGCCGGATCAGACTATGGCGTTGAAGCTCAGGATCCATACTTCTGCAAGAAGCATGCGTTCCATACAGACATCACACCTGAGCAGAGGGCTAACTATGATGAGCCTCTTGATGCAGATAGAGATGCAACCGACTTTGTAACACAGAAGATGCTCATTCGTAGAGAGATGACTTGGGCATCAAAGTTCTTCAAGACTGGTGTTTGGGGCACTGAGTTTGCTGGTGCTGCTGCTGCAGATGCTGCAACAAAGAAGCTTGTATACTGGAATAAGAGCACATCTACGCCCATTGAGGACGTTACAGGTGCTGGTGTAGCTATGGCTTCTGGTACAGCTTTCAGGCCTAATACCCTTGTAATTTCACCTTACGTCTTCAATGCTCTTAAGAATCATGAAGACATCCTTGATCGTATCAAGTATACACAGAAGGGCATCGTTACAACAGATCTGTTGGCAACCCTTTTCGAGGTTGATAAGGTGCTTGTAGCTTGGGGCGTTGCTAATACTGCAGTTAAGGGTGCTGCTGAAGCAACAAGCTTTATTATGGGTAAGCATGCACTGCTTTGCTACTCAAATCCTGCTCCTGCCCTTCGTAAGCCTTCAGCTGGCTATATATTTGCTTGGACTGGCCTTGAAGGTTCAGGCGGTTATGGCAATCGTATTGTGCGCCTTCCTATGGATCAGCTCGGTCTTGGTACAGAGCGCATCGAGGGTGAGATTGCCTTTGACTCTAAGGTTATCTGCTCTGACCTTGGCGTATTCTTTAAGGATATCGTAGAGTAATGTACGTCGTTAAAAAGCCTTTCCGCTCTAACGGGCACTTTTATAACTATGGCGATATCGTTAATGATGGCGATATCGCCAACATAAAGTTATTTAAGAGTAAAGTTGGCTTTGGTAAGCTGATAGCAATAGATGAGCAGAATGCTAATGAGTTGAAAGCGTACTTTAAAGCTAAGTATGGTATTGACTTACAGCTTGATAAGCCCGCTACAGATAAGCCCGCTACAGATAAGCCCGCTACGGTTAAGCCCACTACGGTTAAGCCCGCTACGGTTAAGCCCGCTACGGTTAAGCCCACTAAGTCATAAGGAGGTGCTATATGTCCTGGAGTTACAGTGGGGATCCAGCTACAAGTACTGTAGATAAGTATCGCTTCCTTATAGGTGATACTGATCCTGATGAGCCTATCATGCAAAATGAAGAAATTGAGTATTTAGCTAATCAGGCTAATGGTAATGATAATTTGGCATCTTACCTGCTATTTACTCAGGCAGCTACGATATATGCACGGGACATTAAGAGGTCCTTAGGCCCGCAGTCAGAAGACCCTACTGCTAGGCTTAAGTACTTTTCTTCTAGGGCAGACGAGTTTAAGGCTAAATTGTACGCTGCTGGTCTTTCCATACCTAAGTATGATGCACCTAAGGTATTCATGAAAGGTATGGATAACAATCCTCCTGTTGGGCGCGTAATGCGAGGGAGGTGGTAGTGTGTATCGTAGTCTTATTAAGTGGGTAAATGTGCCTTTTATAATTAAGCCATTTAAGGCACGTACTGGAACCGGTAGTTTTGAGTTTTTTGATGATGTTGAAGCATTGTGCTATCCTGTACAGCAAGACACAGATATAATTGATTCAGCTGGGGCTGAGGTTGTGTCTACTCATCAGTTATACCTAAAGGGCGATACAGACATTAAGGTTACTGATCATGTTGTATTTGATAATGATGAGCATAGTATTAAGTCTATACATAGCTTTTATAGAAACGGTAAAGTTGATTGTAAGGTAGTGTACTTATGAAGCTAAAAATTACAGTTGATAAGAGCTCTTGTCGTAATACTATACAAAATCTTAATGCTGTAGTTTCAGGTGTTCACTATGGTGCTAAGTGGGCTACAGAGCAGGCATGTAGGGATATAGAAGAGCTTAGCTTAGAGCAAGTGCCAATTGAGACTGGTACGCTTGCTGCAAGTATCGGGCATACAGTTGAAAAACTTCCATCTAAAAAATTTGTTGGCACGGTGTCGTATGGCAATGGAAACCACATTAATCCAAGGAGTGGAGAAGCTGCACAGGATTACATGGTTCGCCAGCATGAAGACTTAAGTTATCAGCATGATGTTGGTAAGGCTAAGTATCTTGAGGACCCATGTAGGGCATATGCTGACTCTGATAAATATGCAGAGCTTTTAGCAGAAGCTGCTAGGAGAGCTATTAACCGACGTTCTAAAGGGTAGAGTATGAATAGACCATTATTGCTCGATATAATTGAATACTTTGTAGCTAATGGCCTTGCACAGGGTGACGGTATTGATTGTTTTAGGGATTTTTCTCCTGAAGAACCTTCTAGTGCAATTGTGCTTTATGAATATGCTGGTTCACCACCTGTGCCATATGATGATGCAGGGGTTGTGCATAGATCAGTTCAGGTAACTGTTAGAGATGCAGATGCAGACTCTGCAAGGCAAAAAGCCTTAGCATTGTTTAACAGTCTTGATGTCAAGGATAATGCTAAGCGCATTGATTTCACGTCTGAAAGGTTTGGCCAAGTGTCACTTAGACAGCCGCCTTTCAAGATAAAGATGGATGCCAATCATAGGTCTATTTATGGTTTTAATATGGGCGTCACAACAACTATTTACTAAGGAGGTAATGCAATATGGCAGGAGTAAGAATTGGCGTCGACAAGCTTCATTATGCTATTTGTACAGATGGCGATGTTGAAACTTGGGGCGCTCCGGTTGCTCTTAAGGGTGTAATTTCAGTTAACATTAACCCTAATGCTTCACAGGAAACTTTGTTTGCTGATGATGGCCCGTACGAGACAGCTGGAACAACCGGTAATATTGAAGTTGAGATAAATAAAGCTCAGCTTACTATTCAGGAAAGGGCTACGCTTCTTGGGCATACCTATGATTCAAGTACAGGTATACTTAGGTCGAGAACAACTGATACGCCACCGTATGTTGCTATTGGTTTTAGAACCTTAAAATCAAACGGTAACTACAGGTACGTATGGCTGTATAAAGGCAAGTTTGTAGATCCTGAAGATCAGAATGAAACTAAGGGAGATAGTGTTAATTTCCAGACTGATACTATAAAGGGTCAGTTTTTGCAGACTAATAAGGATCAGTCATGGAAGATTGAGGCAGATCAGGATGATGATGCTGCAGCATCTTCTATTTCTTCTTGGTTTACGGCAGTACCTTAAATGGCATTATTTAGCTGGAGCAAGTACTGCTCCAGCTAATCAAAAAGGAGAGGAACAATATGAATTTATCAGAAATTAAGTCGAAAACAGTGCCGATTACTTTACAGGATGGTAAAGAGCGTCACTTAAGGTTTACTTTAAATGCGCTTGCTCTACTTGAGGAAAAGTATGGATCAGTCGATAGAGCCTTTGAAGAAGTGCAAAAGTCCCAGAGTGTGATTGGTTTGAGGTATCTGCTTTGGGCGGGTCTTAGCTGGGAGGATGAAGAGCTTACTGAGCACGATGTAGGCAACCTAATTGATATTGGTTACATGAGTGAAATGATGGAAAAGCTTGGAATTGCCCTTGATGACAGTATGCCTGTTGATGAGGCAGCTCAGAAGCTGCTCGCTGCACAGAAAGAAGCTGAAGGTACTGATACTCAGGCAGCTAAGGTTAATAACCCAAACTAAGCGAGCCCAGTATGGCCAGTACTAATCCTTTGCAAGATGGATGGGACTGGCCATTTATTATATACGCAGGAACTGTATGGCTTAGACGTTCAGAACAAGAGGTTTGGAATATGACGCCTAAAAAATTATATGCACTACTAAAGGTGCATATTGACCTTGAGAGTGCTAAGTATAGTTCTAATAAAAAGCCTTCTGGGCAGGCTGCATTAACGTATATAGATAACATTCCAGGATGGTAAGGAGGTTGTATGGCTTCTGTAGGAAATATCAATGTCAACTTAACAGCTGATATATCTCAATTTCAGAGTGCAATGCGCAAGGCTTCTGATACTATTGCTAAATTTAGCTATACCATGAATGGCAGAATTACAGATGGGCTTATAGATCCACTTAAGAAGGCTAAATTTGAATTTAAAGATATAGCAAGAATTGTTGGTGGTATTGTTATTTCTAAAGTGTTTTATTCAGGTTTAAATGCCATTCGTAATGCTACCGATGCCGTGATCGATTTCAGAGAGGAACTAGAGTATACTCAAGTTGCCTTTTCAAATCTGTTTGATAACGCTGGTATGGCTCAAGAGTTAGTAAATGTACTCAAAGACTTTTCTGCAGTATCACCGTTTGATTTTCAAAGTTCAGCTAAGGCCGCTCAGCGTTTGTTAGCCTATGGTATACAGGCTAAAAATGTAATGTACGTAATGTCTGGTGTACTTAATGCTGCTACCATGCAAGGTGATGCATCTAAAATAGAGTCAATTTCACGAGCATTAGGCCAGATATATACTAAGGGTACACTTAAAGCAGAAGAGGTTCGCCAGTTAGCAGAAGCCGGCATACCTGCATATGAAATTTTAGCAGAAAAGCTTAACTTATCAGAAGAGGCTATGCAGAACTTAGGAAAGGCTGCTATACCTGCAAATGTGGCTATAAATGCCCTTGTAGATGGCATAAATGAGCGCTTCTCTGGAATGGCAAAGGCCTCTGTTCGTACAATGAAAGGCATGATGTCTAATATTAAAGACAATGCCTTAATGCTTGTTGCAGACGCATTTGATCCGTTATATCAACAAGTACGTACGTTAACTTGGGGTGTTAATAATTTCTTTAATGAAATGTATCAACTTTATGAGCTACGCGGCTTAGGTGGCGTATTTGAGCGGTTAGTGCCTAGTGAAGAAGATAGGGCCGCCTTTAGGCAATTTATAGCTATTCTACAAGAATTTGGCGCTATTTTGCTCGATATAGGTCACAATATAGGCTCTGTGGTGCTTTCTAGTTTAAGGCAGTTAGTTACAATTGTTAATGCTATTGGCCCATATTTTATACTAGCTGGGCAGGTCATTCAGCTATTCGTACGAGAAGTAAGTAAGTGTACACCTGTTATGAAGCTTCTTACTACTGTATTGGCTGCTGCCGCTGGTGCCTTTATTGTATTTAAGGCAGCTGCATTAGCTGCATTTATACTTCGGCCATTAACTAAAGTTGTTATGTTATGTGCTAAAGCTTTTGCTGTATTGGCTGCAATGATAACTGCACATCCTATAATACTTGGACTTATGCTTCTTGGTGGTGCCTTTGCAGCTTTGGCTAATACCTCTACTAAAGCAGGTGAGGCTATTAGGGGTTTTGGCGAAAAGTTAACTAAGTGGCTTGGCGTTGATCCAGGTACTAAACTTTTACCAGATACCAAGCAGCGTACTGCAGAGGTAGATAAGTTTAATCAGGCCCTTGACACTACCGGACAAAAGCTTGATAAGACTGGTGATGCTGCTGAAGATGCCGCTAAAAAAGCTAAGAAGGCACAAAAAGACTTATTATCATTTGATGAGGTATTTAGGCTTACAGAAAATAAAGATGAAAATACAGGGCTCGATGATGATATTCCAGCATGGACAATGCCTGAATTTGATTTTGGAGACATTGGGCTTGATGAGCCAATACTGCCAGACTTTGCAGATCTTTGGGAGAGTGGCTTTTCAAAACAGCTAGATAAGCTAAAGAATTGGGCAAAGGATTTATGGAAGAGAATATGTGATGCCTTAGGCATAAATGACCCAGATACTGCTTTGTTTACTACCGCAATGGGTGCTGCAATTGCTGCAATTCTTGCTGCATTGTTAGGCGCAAGCTGGTGGGAGGTTTTACTTGCAGGTCTAATGGGTGGCATAGCAGGCTTGCTGTGGGAAAAAATTGCAGAAGCTTTTGGTATGGATGAGGCACAAAAGCACCAGGCAGCTATATGCACTGCTTTTGGCTTAGCAATAGGCGCCTTATGCGGATGGTTGCTAGGCCTGCCAGCACTTGGTGTTGTAGCTACAGCTTTAGGCGCTGGCTTAGCAGCAGAGGTATGGTCTGGCATCGCTGATGCATTAGGCCTTACGCCTGACGCAAAGTATGGTGCTTTAATTGCAGCAGGCATTGCAGCTGTAATTGGCGCTGCATTTAATAATCCAATTATTGGTATGGTAATTAAGCAATTGGCGCCAAACTTATGGAAGGTACTTGCCGCCGCATTCGGTGGGGGTAATGCCGCCTCCGCATTGCTTAATTCTGGTGTAACTACTGCTCTTGTCGGCACATGGGTTGCCGCTATAATTCAGGGTATAGAGACTGGTGATTGGTCAGGGCTTATTCCGGCTGTAGTCGGAACACTTGGTCGAGTATTACTAGGCCCTATAGGCGGATTAGGTGGCTTAATTGCTGGCTACTTATATAATGCTACATTTGAGTCACTAAAAGAGAAATTCGGTCTTTCAAATATGGATAAGATTAAAGATATCCTAGTAGCTGCATTTGAAGGATTAGTTGCTGGCGTTATGGGTTGGATGATACCGATTATAACGCCTCTTGGTACACAGATTGGCAATTTTGCACAGCTTACACTAATGAACGGCCTTAAGGCAGGTATTATTGGAATTATTACTAGCTTACTATCATCGGCTTTATCCAATAAGCTGCTTGAATTTATGGGTGAGTCTTTAGACCTTACTGAACAGGATATTAAGAATGGTAAAACTGGGCAACAAATTGGTGGTATTTGTGGATCAATAATTGGCGGAATAGTCGGCTTCTTTATAGGGGGCCCTGCAGGCGCGGCTATAGGCAGTGCTATAGGTAATGGTATAGGCCAGCCTCTTGGCGCTGCTATAGGTGCACTTTGGAATACATATATTTCTCCAGCTCTTAGTGAGTTTTACGATGCAATGTCAGTATTCTTTACTGATACACTGCCTGGATTTTTATCAAGTGCATGGGGCAATATTTGCTCATTCTTTACGGAAACTATGCCGGCAGCATTTTCATCTGCATGGGACACTGTTACTACTACGTTAGGCAGCATAATTACTGGTATATCTACTTGGTTTACCACAACGCTACCGCATGCTATAGGCTATGGCATAGGCTATGCGCTTGGTACATTGATGAAATTGCATGAAAAAATAAACGTAGCAATACTTACATTCTTCAATAATGTATATAACAGTTTGCATACATTTTTCACAGTTACAATACCTAATGCATTTATGTCATTTATGGCATGGTTTACATCTCTACCTGAGCGTATAGATGCTGCCCTATTATCCTTTTTTAAGGCAGTACTTAATGGTCTTGATCGGATAATAACTGCAATACACACGTTCTTTACAGTTACAATGCCACAAATGTTTGCTACTTTCTTAGCTTGGTTGATTGGTTTACCAGGCAAAATAAGCGAGGCACTTACTGGCTTTATTACAGCTATAGATGCTTGGCTAAATGGACTACCAGAGCGTATTATAGCTGCCATCAGTGGCTTATGGTCAACAATTGTAGCATGGGCATCTGGTATATGGGCCACAATTAAGTCTATCCCGGAAATGTTAGTACAGATAGGTAGGGATATTATAGCAGGTCTACTTAGAGGGCTTTCTGAAGCATGGGCAAGCATACTTCAGGCCATATCTGAATTTGTGGCAGGCTTTATACAGGGCTGGAAAGATGCTTTAGGAATAGCATCTCCGTCTACTGTATTTGAGGAAATTGGCCGCTGGATAATAGAGGGGCTGCTAAATGGCTTAATACTTGCTTGGGAAACCGTTGTTTTGTGGTTCACAACTGCTAGTCAGGCCTTTGCCTCATTCTTTAGTGGTCTTGCTACTGATATTACTAACTTTGTAAGTACTACTAAAAGCTCAATTGTTGCCTTTGTTACCGAAACTAAGAATAGCATACTCACTTGGGCAAATACAACTAAGAGTAACTTCCTAACATGGGCCACAACTGTGCAGGAGAGGATATCTAGTTGGGCATCCACTACTATGTCTAAGATAGCTAGTTGGGCATCCACTACTATGTCTAAGGTAGCTAGTTGGGCGGCCTCTACCATATCTAGAATCTCTAGTTGGTACAGCACTACAATTTCTAAAGTATCTGATTGGAAGACTAAAGCAATTAGCTTATTTACCTCTGCCATGAGTACTATCAAGACAAGGGTATCTGAAGCCTTCCAGAATGTGGTAAGTACCATTAACAGCAAATTAAGCGAAGCAAGGTCAATTGTTAGCAGTTTTGTTTCATCTGTTAATAGCCTGTTAAGTAGCGTTATGTCTAAAATTTCTAATGTTGCTAGCGCTGCAAGATCAGCTGCCTCTAGCGTTGCTTCAACTATTTCAAATATTTCATGGCCAGGCCATGCTGCAGGCGGTGTATTTAATAGGGAGCACTTAGCTAGAGTATCTGAGGGCAATAAAGCTGAGGCAATTATTCCACTTGAAGATAAGACAGCAATGCAGCCATTTGTTGATGCCGTTTCAGCTGGTTTGGCTCAGTATCTCGGCCCAATGATGGCTAACATGAGCAATGCTATAGCTGGTGGTGGCACATCTGTTAATGAAGCTCCTCCAGTCTATGTTGGCACACTTATAGCTGATGATAGGAGCCTTCGTGAGCTACAAAGAAGAATGAATGTTATTCAGATGAAGGAAAGTAGGAGGTCAACGTAATGGCATCTACACACTTTAGAATAAATGGGGTCGATATTAAAGACCCCTCTACTTTCAAAAAGGAGCGGTATAATGTAACAAACTTAGCAAGATTATCTGATGCTACAATGGCAGGTGACTTAATAGCACAAAAGAGAAAGTTTTACTTTACGTACGAAGCTATAACAGCAGCAGAGTGGCAAAATATTTTGGATGCAATCTGGGAGCATGAGCAGATATTTTTGAGTTTTGAGTACATGGAGAATGGCGTATGGAAGCAAGCAACAGTGTATGTTGGCAATATACCTGCTGACTTATGCCTTGGCACTAATCATTCTCATTGGGTATGGAAAGACGTAAGTTTTAACCTTATAGAAAAGTAGGTGACGTATGAGGCCAACAACAGTAGCAGACTATAATTCAAATGATAGAGCCCTTGAGATGGCTATCGATATTTACTTTAATGGCATAGGCAGTCCGCCGTTACGCTGTACTAGAGAAAATCATATTATTGATTGTTCTTTGCTTGACGAGGCATGTGTAGATTCTTCTACACCGCTTGGTGCTCCTTCCTCTAATGAGCTTAGCTTTACCTTACTTAGTGAAAACGGTTTATTTAACCCAGCAAATACTGCAAGTACTTTCTATGGCAAGATAAAGACTGGCGTTCCAGTTAGAGCATATATTAGGCCAATTGTAAATATGAATGTACAAGAAGAGTACGTATGGGATTCATTGGGCTTATTCTTTGTTACTGATTGGCAAACGGATATTACTGGTGTTACAGCAAGTGTTACAGCAAATGATTCTATTTATCAGCTTATAAATAAAACTGCTTCAAAGCTTCCTGTTTATAGCAATTGCACGTACGCCAGGTTATTGCAGGAATTCTTAAACTACAATGATGCATCTGCTAGCATTATTGGTTCTTTAGGTATTGAGATGGCGTATGCGTATGTAGATGATACTAATGATAAGTTTTTAAATGAATTTTCACTTGGCGCCTTGGCCTTTATTTACTGTAATCATGCTGGCATTATAGAGGTAAGTGCCCTAGAACGTCAGCAGGAAGTACAGTATGTGCTTACTGATAGTGATCAGATTATTAGTATTAAGGCAGATCAAAGTATTTTGCTTGAGTATGATGGCGTTTCACTTACATATAGCGCCCCACGCCTTTCTGATGAGCAGGAACTAATTGTTAATAATGATCAGGTTGTGCAAGCCTACGGTAGAGTATCATACAAGTCAAATAGTTTTTCAAAGGTGCCAGTGTATGGGCTTAATAGAACTGTTATAGAATCTAAGCTTGACTGTGTAGTTGCTTCTATTGAAGCTAACTCAATTGATATTGATTATGATATTGACAATCTTACGGGTTCTTCTGGTACATTTTCTACTCGTATATATGGTTATGTCATTGAGTCAAATGATTATACCTTAGAGGACACCGGTGATAATCTACTTAAGGTAAGTAATAAGTACATACAAACTGAAGAGTATGCACAGCATGTTAAAGCGTTGCTTAACAGGTACACAGCTGCTAAAGTGCCTAAATTAGAGCTTGAAGTGCGCGGCAACCCTAAGTATACTATAGGCAGTAAAGTTAGGGTGCACAGCACAGCTTATAATGTTGACTTTACTGGAATTCTAATACGGCAGCAGTTTGTATATGATGGCGGGTTGCGTGCAACTATGACAATTCTTAATTCTGAGATAATAGGAGCATAAATGGCTTACGGATCAAATATACTTAAAAAAGAAGCGACTTATTATACGCTTAATAATGCAAGTATATCAAATGGCGTTCTTCGCTTGAATGCTAATGGTAGCGCTACACAAAGTATAACTAAAGAGGACTTAGCCTTACTGCCAAAAAGCTTTCAGTTCACAGCTATACTTAGTAGATTTGCAGACTCCTATGCGCCTGACATTAAAGTATTATTGCATATCAAAATGCAAGAAGAGGCCACTTATTGCGTGCATACTTTATATCCAATAAATATTGGCCCAGCTTACGTATGCACGTTTACATTGAGTGATGGTAACTACGATGACTTTTATGTTACTATAAGCTCTAGTGCTAATGTTGTATTTACTTTATGGGAGTTATGCCCTGAGGTTTCAGATGCTGACGTTGAAGTAATTATTGATGGCGTACGACAATCCTTACCTAGGTTGTTATTTGATTATAACACTGCGCCACTTGAATTTGGTATAAGTGAAACAGTTGTAGCACTAATAACATGCAATTTGCTACAAAAGACAGATGTTCAAGGTCATTTTATAATGTCGTTTATTGCTAGCCAAGCTGCTACTTTAACATTGCGTTTTTATGATAATGAAGCCGAAGAGTTATTCGCACCTATTCTTTATGATTGTGGTAAAGGCTATAACACTGTTGGTGTTCCGCATTCGTACTTATCGCGTGTTGCCGGCATTCATACATTTATAGTCACTGCACAAATGACTGCTGGTGCATGCAGTGCAGATACAAGAAAGATCTTGTATACAATTGATGGTGGCTACCTTGCAGCTAGAGAGCTAGATATACCAATGGATGTAACTGATATATCAATTAGGCAATTAGCCACTGATAGTGGGCCTGATCAGATATGGGCTGTTGGTATTGAGAAGGGCAAGGCCCTTGTAAAAAGTCGCAGTTACAGTGAGTCTAATGCTTCTGTAAGCTGGTCTGCAGTTGGCTCATTAGGAAAGGCTAGATCTGCAGCAATTGAGTTTGATGGCGTATGGGTGCTACGTGAAGGCGAAGAACAGTTCACTCTTGAAACTGAAGAGGAGCCCTGGTATTTTTGGGTAGACGAAGATGACTTTTTATATGCATGTCATGGACTACCCTTCGAAGATAGAGGTAATGTAGTTTTATTAGCTGATAGCATTGTTGGAGATCCAAAGGCTGTCAAAGGGTACTCGTCCTTAGAGTATATAGAGCAAGACCAAGGCTTAATTGTTGCGTATCTGCGTACTGACGGTTATGCTTATTATAGGTCGTACTGCTATGATACTGTATCGCATACAACTAGATGGCAAGATGAGCAAATGCTTCCTGTATCACCTGGACAATTTACAAGTATTAACGTACATAGGCTGAATGATTATAGAATTGGCTTTGAACTTACTGGCGCTTCAAAAAATCTTTGGTTAATAACCAATAGGACCTATGTTGCTCAAAGTATCTATCCTGAGTCTTATTATATCTCATGTGCGCATGATAATGACGGTTATGTTCCTTTTGTAGGTACCTATCCGATAGATTATGCACCTACAGAACCTATTGTAATTGATACTAGGCGCTACTCTGCTGAAGAGCCCTATGAGGATGTTGTTGAAGAGCAGCACTTATACGTTTATAACTACTCCACAGGCATGAAGTATGAGGACCTGGGAACTGTTGCAGATGTTACTACGCGCTATGGCGCACCACAGCGTGACGAAACAGGCCTGTATATTATTATTGATGGGCACACTACGTACGTTAAAATGTTTAGCAAAATGGTGCCTATAGTACGTTACAATACAGTCTACTTCTTGTATGCCAAGTTACTTGGCGGCTTATTTGCTAGTGATTATTTATTACCTGTCCTTGATAGGCTCATCTTTGATGTTGGTGATGCCTCTGTAGAAAACATAGAATGGCAAAGGTATGGGCCGCTCACAGAAATAACTATTAGGCTTACAGAAGAAGCCCATGCCATAAACATTAGTTGCTACACTGTAGAAAATGCTTTATGGCGTCTAGATGATGGCATAGCTGTAACAAGTTACTATCCAAATAGTTTACGTATATCTTGGAATAATACTCAGTACCAAGGCGTTGTATTTGATGAAGGCTCTGTTCAAATAGATCTATCGCCTGATCTTGTCTACAGTGATCTTACTGTAGATGTTCCTGTAAGTTTTGATTATCAATCGCTTGGTGTAGCTGCTACTGCTAACAGTGCAGCCGTTACGTATTCTACGATGCTTATCAAGGATCCTACGGATTCTGTACAGCTTAGTATCCAACCATCTGTACAGTACTATCTTAGCTCTGACGCACCAATATAAGGAGGAAAACAAGTGGACTATAAAAAGAAGCTATTTAGTAGCATAATAAGTGACATTGCAATAGTGAGTGAAAATGTGGAGACTGGTGTTATTACTAAGCATCCTACAATGCATAATCTTGTAACGGATAGCTTTAAAAAGCTATTCCTACAGTCAACTGCACAGTCAACCGGGTTGTTCTCTCCATACTTAAGAGTTGGGTGTGGAACAGCAGCGCCAACAGTATCCGATATGGCCCTTACTATTGACAATAATTGGTATAGTGCTAATAGTGGCATTAGTATCGCAAAGCGCAAAATTGTTATTGCTTCGCTTAACTCTGTTGCTGTACACTTATACTATGTTATTCCTGCCAGTGCTCAATATGTAGGTACCATAACTGAGCTTGGTTTGTACGAGACTGGCAACGTATATGATAAAAATTATAGTACTACATGGAGTACACGCGCAGCCCAGCTTATTACGCATAGCTTGCTGAAAGATGCAGAAGGACATCCGTACTCTATAAATAAGACTGATCTTGATCAGTTAACTATTGAGTATAAGATAACCTTTACTTCTCAAGACTTTCCTTTGGCGCTTCTTGTATGTGGCGTTCGGTCATCTAATCCAATTGCAGATGCCGCAGGGAACTATATCCATAGACTATCACCTACTGGCTTCTCAGGGCTTGGCGCATGGGGAAGTAGCTTTACTGGTGGAGTAAGCCCGCTAATAAGGCTAATTAAGCCATTGATAAAAGATGGATACATATATGATCAGGGCTTTAGCGTTGGTGGTAATGCTAACGGCATATTCTTAGATAGACGCTTGGATATGTACAGTATTTCGCCAAATGGCTCAACAGGTGGAACTGCAGCCACTATTTCAGCTTGCTGTAATGATGGCGGGCAGCTTACAGTACCTGCAAGGCGCATGCCAGCACCCTGGTATAGAAATGGCTATTACATACTTGGCTTTAGTATTCACGCATTAAGCTGCGGCGGCACGGCACTTTTGCAGTACTTTAAAGATGACCTTGGGTACCAAGATATAGACCTTGATGACTATGTTGTTGGTGTTGGAGATGGCGTAACTACTGCCTTTAAACCGCCACTTAACTACTGGAAAGCAAATACTGAGGAGATCTACATAGATGGCGTTAAGGCTGAGCGTGGCATAGACTACACATGTGATCCACATAATAACCTTGATAACTTACCAATGTTCTTGCCACTTACGCATGCCGTCATTATAGATGCTGAATGGGCAAACATGTACAATTCAGGCTATGATGTTTATCTTGAAAGTCCAGCTGCACAGCCGAATGAAATTTACCAGTGCAATAGTGGCCTAACTAGCCCACGTATTTTCAATACTGGAGGGTCACTGACTGTAGTTCCAAGACTTGGTATTGCTTTTAAAGATTATAATAACGCTGATATTTATTATGAGCCAGCGTTGTATGGAATTGCAGCAGCTAGGCATCCTGTAACACTTCTTTCTGCGCAGGATGATCCCACTACTGGTATTCAGGAGGGTATTCTTAGCTCCTTGCATCCTTATGTGTTTGAATTACCAATAGAGGAAACTGCACTTGATTGGAGTGTAGATAGTGCTTATTTATACACTGAAGATAACAATGCTAGTATTACGTTTAGCGTTGCCTACTCTGATGATGCAGAAAATTGGACAACTGTTGTAAGTCATGTATCTGGTTTCAAGACAAGGCCATCAGGCAATGCTGCACCTCACCAAAGGAGTCTTTCTGAGTGGTGCGAGTATTCTCTTGGTGGAACCTTTACTAAGAAGTATTGGCGTTTGTCTATCCACTATGATGCTGTTACACCGAGCCCTACACCTATTTATACTAATAAACGAATTGGCTTTATACTTAAGCACACTGGTGGCAACATTGTGTTTACTAATCCACCTGCAGCTGGTGCCAGCATTACAATGAGTGCTAAGTCTGACATACTCTTTAAGGATTCTGTTCATGTTGTAGATTGCGGCGGAACTATTTCAATGTAATTATTGAGAGGTGATAACGTATGGTACTAACCTTTGATAAGCAGATAAACTTAACTACATACGCAGATAATCCAGACCCAAAGGTTGTATCACAGCTTAGTATAGTGCATGAGGCTTTTGATGGTGAGATTGTTCAGTACTATATAGATAAGCTGCAGTTCAGTGAAGCTGATAAAGCCTCTACTGCTCTTAGCGAAAAGCACCTACGCGAGGGCTCCAGCGAATATGACGAAGACCCTGAAGTGTATTATACGTATACTGATTATGATACGCTCATATGGAAGGCGCCAAAGGCACGCATAACTAGGCAACGAATAGATAGGCTTGGCCTAAAGGCTTTTCCAGGTGTAGGTGCTATCGCTCATTATAAGCTTGCATACCAGAATATTAGTAAGGTTGTAGCACCAGTTAATAAGCGTACGCAGTTACAGCGCGCCCCTGAATTAAGCGCTACTGTTAATGGTGATAATTCAGTCACATTTACAATAAGCGTTCCAGATACTGCTCCTGACTATAAATTCTATAGACTTGTTTGTCAGCTTGATTGGAACAGACTGGAATACGTTACTTGTGAAAGATCTATAACCATTCCACAAGTACCCACTTCTGGAACATACTTATGCTACTGTATTGGGTATGTAGATGAAGGGCAAGTTCACTCATACGATTCTAATGCGCTTGAGTTGCAACTTATTGGGCAGTACCCTACATGGCCAGTTGTTACCCCAGGTAGTGAAGATGTTTATCTTGCTGAATTACACTTTAATACACTTGGGTACCTTGAGGGCACCTTATCGAATGGCACTATAGTTAGATCTGATAATCCAGCACCATCTGGCGGTGGTGGTGGTGGTGGAGTAACAGATTACGATGACCTCGACAATAGACCGTCAATAAATGGTAATCTTCTTACTGGGAATAAAACAAATGCACAGCTAGGTATACCATCTAAGACGAGCGATTTGGCAAATGACTCTGGCTTTGTAGCTGATCCAGATTATGTTCATACAGATAATAACTATTCAGATACAGATAAGTACAAGTTAGCTGGCCTGCAGAACTATACCTTACCAATGGCATCTGCTAACACTATGGGCGGCGTAAAGGTTGGTGATGGTCTTAGTATAGATGCTAATGGAGTTTTAAAGGCAAACGGCGTATCTAACTATAATGATCTTACAAATCAGCCATCTATAAATGGTCACGTCCTTACTGGTAATCAAACAAATGCTCAGCTTGGCATACCTTCGAAGACAAGTGATCTTACAAATGATAGCGCATTTGTAGCAGATCCTAGCTATGTGCATACAGACAATAATTACACTACAGCTGAGAAGAATAAGGTTGCTAATATTCCTACTAAAACTAGTGATCTTACAAATGACTCGAATTTTGTTTCTGATGCTAGCTATGTGCATACAGATAATAACTACACTACAGCTGATAAGAATAAGGTTGCTAATATCCCTACCAAAACTAGTGATCTTACAAATGACTCGAACTTTGCTTCTGATGCTAATTATGTGCATACAGATAATAACTACACTACCGCTGATAAGAATAAGGTTGCTAATATCCCAAGTAGGACTAGTGATCTTACCAATGATACCCACTTTGTGTCTGATGCTAGCTATGTGCATACTGACAATAATTACACTACAGCTGAGAAGAATAAGCTTGCTGACTTGCAGAATTATGTGTTACCAACTGCGTCACCAACTATTAAAGGTGGCGTAAAAGTTGGTACTGGCCTGTCTATAGATAATGATGGTGTACTTAGTGCCACTGGTGGCGGTGGCGGCGGTGGTGGCATGTCAGCCCAAACCAGTACACTGCTTGCTGCTAATTGGACTGGATCAACCGCTCCATATGAGTATGACCTTGGTAACACATATGCTAATGTTGATGTTGTTATAGGCTATGACGCAAGTTCTGTAGATTCAACGCCAGAAAAAATGACTGCAGCGGCTAAAGCTAAAATTGTTGGTGGCGATAGCACTATTTTGTTTGCATACGGTAGAAAGCCTACAGTTGATATACCAGTTATAATTATTTATGGTTAAGGAGTGCTTATGGTAATTTCTTTTTTTCCACAAGAGAATGGTAGTAATGGTAATTCGTCTAATGCAGTGCTTGGGCCAACAACCATTTTGTCAAATGGAACTTGGAATGCTAATGACTACGGCGTTGATGGATGGAATGTAGTTAACGTGCAAGTTCCTCAGCCTAATATTGGCAATGGAACAATCGGACTTAGTCGTATACTAAATGATTGGTACATCGTTCCATCTATGATAAATAGCAACTTAAATGCGCTTAACCGTATTACGGTTAATGTTAAGCCTATGTACCCTGAAGTTGTTATTACACCTAATATGTATGCTAATTACAATTACAACCTATTTAAACAGGCGCCAAATACCGGAAATCAATTTTGGAATGGTATATACATAAATGTAGTTAGCCCTTATGTAGACTCAGTAGAGCTTAATGCATCAGGCTGGTACTACCCTGAGGACTATGGATATGACTTCTTTAATGCTGTATATGTAAATGTACAGCAAGGCGCTCAAAGAGTTGGGCGCTTAGACGCCTATAGTAATGGTATCTATTATCCAGCTAATTATAACCTTGATGCTTTTAATAGGGTTGAAGTTTATGTTAATCCACAGCGTAATATGGGCTACTTATCCATTACAAGGCCAGGTACGTACAATGCATACAAATATGGTTATATAGGCTTTACTGAAGTTAGTGTTACTGGTAATCTTAATAATATAATGACTACACCATTTGAGATTACGCAGAGTGGCACTTATGATGCAACAGATTACAACTGCTCAGGCTTTCGTATTGTTAATGTAGATATTCCGCAGGTAAGCCGCCTTGGTACTAAAGAGATTACACTAAATGGAACATATGATGCTTGGCAAGTTGATGGCTTTGATGGGTATAATAAAGTTACCGTAAATGTACCTAGCGAGCAGGAAACATTGCTTATTGTTAACACTGAGATTGGTATAAATGGGCACTTTAATGGGCCAATTGAGCTACTTAATGGCTCCAGGATGGTTTCTAATTTAGCTAGGAGCTTTACGGCATTTAATAGACAAGTTAACTTTCCAGACAGCCCTGAAGATTATATTGAAGTTTTTTATAACTGTACTATTTTTAATCAGCCACTTGTACTACCTGCAAGTAAAAAGCGCCTTATAAGGTCTCTTGTAAATAATTGCAATGCATTTAATAGCCCTATTACATTCTTATTTGATAGAGCTGACGAAATTAGCTCCTTGGTAGTTTATTGCAATAATTTTAATCAGCCTATCAGCTTCCCAAATAACATTGATTACATGTATAATGTCTTTTATCATTGCGATAGTTTTAATCAGCCCCTTACTATACCAATACTTGTTAAGAGTATTAGTAATGTCGTGCATTCATGTAATAATTTTAATTCACCTATAACATTTCCTAGGCAAATGCGGAAAAGCACTGGTACACTGGTAAGTTATTGTGCTAATTTTAACCAGCCAATTACTCTATACTTAAATAGTAGCGGATCAGCTGGTCGTCCTGTTTATCTGTGCAACAATTTTAATAGTCCAATAACTGTCTATGGCGGTCAGAACTTTTCATATATGTATGCTAACTTGTACAATTATAATCAACCTGCTGTAATACCAAGTGCTGGTATAGGGCTTAATGGTATGTATATGAACTGCTTTAATCTCAATAGAAAGGTTATAACACCTCCTGAGATTTCTAGAGCATACTTTACTTCTTCAAATATAACTACTGACTCAATGTTTTATGGCTGTAGAAACTTAAATCAGCCTATAATACTGCCAAATGGCTCGGCGCAATGGTCTCAGGCCTTTTGTAATTGCAATAATTTAGCTTGTCCAATTGTATTTCCAAATGCATTTTTTACTAATAAGGATGGGTATGTGCTTACTGCATCATTTCAGTATGCACTACGTAACTGTAATGCTCTTACAAAAGTTTATTTTCCATCAATACCAAATACAGCTTCGCCTAATTTTAATGGCGTTGTAAGATACAATAATAGCGTGCACTTAACGTTATATATGCCTGCAGAGTACATATCAACTGTTGAGAATTATCCATTTATTGGTAATAAGTATGGCTATGGCGTAACTTATGCGTTTACCGATCATACTAATACAGATCGTAATGTTACAATTAAAGCAGCTAATCGTAACTTTTACAATGTGCTAGATCAGGCTAGTGTTCAGTTTAACAATGTTTGGTTCGAAACAGCTGGTACATCCCTATCTAAACGACATTTTTATAACTACGCCGTTACACCGCAAGCTATTGACAATGGTTATCTGTATCTGTCAGATAATATTTATAGCAATGATTATAACCACATTACAGATATTGGTGATATAAATGTTAGGGCTGTTTTACCAAGCAATGGTCTGTAGATACTGATAACACCATGCTAAACATATACAATCTAAGTCGGAGGATCTAATGGCAAATTATGTTTCACTTGAGCAGCTATGTGCTGATGTATCAAATGCTACATTAGTTTATAACGAAGAAACTGATCCTAATCAGCCAGCTTCTGTCAGAAGAACTATGAATATTCCATTTTGGTGGAATGACGATGCACCATCTAGTCGTACGTTTATAATAAATAAAGATTTTTGGACTTTTGATGAATACGACTACAATAAGGTATACTTTTCTTCACTTACCGGAACTTACTGTTGGTTGGCTGCTATCTATGAAGAGACTGGGTATGTAGGCAAGTATCAGTATGTTCGTCATAGGATACATCTAAGAGAACGTACAAATGTAACAACTACTGGGCCAGGCGTTGTAGTTATTGATTTTATCTTTGTTTCTAATGGGTGCATATATATTAACCTTGCACAGGATGATTATCGGATTGGTTACTATGCAAAAGATATAGAGCTCTACTATACTGGTAGTGTACTTTCCAGGTATCGTTATGAATGGCAGACGGCAACATACCCAATAAGGCTAACTGCAGCGCCTACTACACCTGGCGTAATTGGCACTATGCAGTTATATGAAGGCTTTGATACTTTATCAGATGCAGTATATCTTATTTATAATCCTGATAACAATAAGACATATACGTATGATGGTACAAGATACATTGAAATAACTGAGCCATTAAGTGCTGCTGTATTTGAACAGTATGGCTTAACAGTGCTACCTGAGACTCTTCCAGATGTCTTTAAAGTATATGCATATTCTCCTACGAATCCTAGTTTGCCTAGTGTACCTATCGGTGGTGACAGAATTATACCGAGTGTTGCAAGTGCTGCAGTATGCCATATAACTGAGACTGACCCATATGGTTTTACGGCAGTGCATACAGATGGTGATGTTTATTATAGCCAAGATGGTGTTACATGGGATTCTGAGGATAGTGTTGTAGATCACTCAGATTATTACGTCAAGGTTGATAACTTTGAAAAGTTGCATAGTATAAGTGTTATAACGGAGGACACTTCTGCATGAGTATTGTAGCTTCATTTCCTCCATCACTAGAAGTAAAGACATTTGATAATGTGCATGATTATACTAGTGGTGAAAAGTGCATAGGGCTGTTTCTCGATAGGTACCTGTACCAGACTACGATAGCAATACCAATGTCATCGATACCTACAACTGGCCTGACTACATATAACTATTTCAATCATGGCATTGCTGATATTGACGTACCATTATTTATTCGTGATATTACGCTAAAGTCTGCTGGAACATCTTCTGCCTTTTCAAAATTGGCTTATACAATGCAAGCTAATTCATCAAATACATCACAATGGCACTTATATATTGAAAGATTTACAAAAACTCAACTTTGGATTAAGCGTGGTACTAGTGCCACTAATGAAGCAGATACACTATATGTTACAGTACAGTATTTTAAGAGAGGAGAGTAGCTATGACAATTGCTACAGAAGAGCATCAAATAGGCGAGTGGACTGATGGCAAGCCTTTATATGAAACTACTCTTACGTTGACTGCTACAGACATACCAACTATAGGTATGAATTCTATGAATTACGTAGAGCATGGCATTACTGATATAGATAATCCATTGGCATTTGAATGTCTATCATTGAAGAGTGATAGTGACCCTTACTCAAAAATGATTCTGCAAGAGAGCACATCACGCTCATATGTGCAAGATACCCAGTACCTTATAAACAGGTTTACTAGACAGTATGTACAGTTCAGGCGCGGCACCAATGCGACAACAGAAACTGACATTATATACCTTACGTTACGATACACTAAAACAACTGATACGCCATCGCCATCACATCACATTGATACTTCAGATGCTACAGCACTCGCAAATCAGATTCTTTATGGCGAAACAGCCTATGCTCGTGGGGCAAAGCTTACTGGTACAATGGTAAATAATGGTGCTGTGTCACAGACCATAAGTCCAGGATCTAGCTATCAGATACCTGAGGGATACCACAATGGAAATGGTGTAGTTACTGCCTCTGGTGGCGGAGGCGCAACTGGCGATGCCACGGCGCCAGATGTACTTGCTGGTAAGACCTTTTCAAATGCGCAAAGTACTGGCATAGAAGGTACAATGGTAAATAATGGTGCTGTTAGCCAGACAATCGCACCAGGCGGATCATATACAGTACCAGCTGGGTATCATAATGGAAGTGGCACTGTTAATGCTAGCATGGCACCCGGCAATGCCGCAGCAAGTGACGTATTGGCAGGCAAAACATTTTCAAACTCAACAGCTAATGAGGTTGTAGGTACGATGCAAAATAGGGGCGCCGTTACAGAGACCATAGCTGCTGGTAGTACTTATGTTATTCCTGAAGGGTACCATAATGGTAACGGATCTGTAACAGCTACTGGCGGTGGAGGCGCTACAGGTGATGCTACAGCAGCTGATGTTCTTGTAGGTAAGACTTTCTCAAATGCATCTGCAACAGGAGTTGCTGGAGCAATGCCAAATAACAACGCACAAGTATCTACAATAGATGATAAAGATGACGTTATAACAATAGCTCAGGGTTACCACGATGGACAGGGCACTGTTTCTATAGATAGCACTGAGAAAGCTAAGATTATACCTGGCAATATTAAGGAGGGCGTTAGTCTTTTAGGCGTAACTGGAACACATAGCGGAGGAGGTGGTTCAACAGTGGAGATTACACCAACACTACAATCTGGTACTAAGATAGCCGATTTTGAAATAGATGGCCAAACTGGTGAACTTTATGCACCAACTGATACAAACAAATATGTAACAGCGCTTACTTTTAAGAGTGACGGCAAGATGGAAGCTACAATGAGTGATGGCTCTAAAGTAACATCTGATAATGCCTATAGTATGACAATTCTTAAGTATGGCATATCAACGTGGGATGATTTCATAGAGGCATATACTGCACAGAGAATAGTATACTGTAGAGCATCGAGTAGCTCAAACCCTGCATCTGGTAGTCAGACTAGAATGGCATTTATGGCCTATGTAAATAATGAAGCAAATCCTACAGAGGTTGAATTCCAGTATTACCGCTCTGTATCAAGTCACTCAGATAGTCAGCAAGGTGATCAAGTGTATGTGTACAAGCTGAACAAGACAAAAGGGTGGTCTGTAATAGTTAGAAATACTTTTACAAAAATAGTGGCCGGTACTGGCCTGAAATCCTCTTGGAGTAACGGGGTGCTTACAATTTCACTTGCGTAACTATTGTTACAACAATTTAATATAAGGAGGTACTATATGAGAAGAGGTACAACAGCAACACACACAATTACACCAGGCATTGATTTAACGGCAGCACGAGTATACCTTACGTATATTCAGAATGGGGCGGTAGTGCTTGAGCGTACAAATGGTGACACTGGGTTTACGGTTGGAGCAGAATCAATCGTAAATGTAATTTCGCAGGCAGAGTCATTTTTGTTTGCTGCAAATGCTGCCGTTAAAGCGCAGCTTCGCTGGGTAACATCAGCTGGCGTCGCAGGAGCAAGCAATATCTTTAACTTTAATGTTGAGGATACGCTTAAGCAGGGCGAGATAACCTATGACAATGACTACAGTGTTTCTATTTCTGGTGAGTCAGAAGTTACAGAGGGATCTACCCTTACACTTACGGCATCTACTACTCCAGCAAATCAGCCACTCACCTGGACAAGTTCAGATGAGACTGTTGCGACTGTAGAGGATGGTGTAGTTACCGCCCTCGCTGCAGGCACAACAACAATCACTGCTGCGTTTACTGCTGATAGTAGCGTAAGCGATACCAAATCTGTTACTGTAAACGCTGCAACTTAAGGAGGTGGCTTATGACATTTGTTGAGTACGAAGTACCTAATATGTCCGTTAGCGAGTCTGATGGGGTTGTAGTAATGCATTTTGTAGAGGAGTAAAAATGGACGCACAACTCATGTTCACACCAGCAGATCTTATAACGTGTATATCAGCTATTGCTGCCTTTATTATTTCTATCAATGCGGCCGCTGTGGTAGTAATAAGTTGGCATAAGAAAATACACCAGCCTGAAGTACTTCAGAATGAAAAGATAAAGGCTCTTGAAGAACGTGTAAAATTACTTGAAGCTAGTCAGAATGGTGTAATTGCTGAACTTAATTCTATAAAAAATAGCTTTAAGGAAGCTGAAGCTGAAAGTAGAAAATTCCAGCGGATAATGGTCAAAGGCCTGCAGGCACTATCTGAGCATGCAATAGATGGTAATAACACTGAGCAACTATTGAAGGCAATAGACGCGCTAAATGACTACATGTTAGAAAAAATGTAATAGGGGGTTATCATATGTATTCAAGGCAGGCAGTGGTAGATCTTATAAAATCTTGGGAAGGTAAAAAGGAATCGGACGGATCTTTTAAGGATATTATTGATATCTACAATTCTTGCCCTGCTGCGCAGCTACCTCGCGGAATACGCATGAAGTATGACTGGGCTTGGTGTGCTTGCACCTGGAGTGCACTAGCCATCAAGCTCAGGTATACTAATATTATGCCAATAGAGATAAGTTGTGCATATCTTATAGAGCGCGCAAAGGCTATGCATATCTGGGTTGAACAGGATGGTTATGTGCCAAGCCCAGGCGACGCTGTATTATATGATTGGCAGGATAACAATGTAGGAGACAACACTGGAGTTCCTGACCATGTTGGTACAGTTGTTGAAGTGTATGAGAAGGCAGGGTACTTTGTAGTTATTGAGGGAAATCACAGTGATGCCGTTAAGAGGCGCACAGTAGCTATCAATGGGAAGTTTATACGCGGATTTATAACGCCAGTATATGACGACGATGTTCAGGCTATTGAACAGCCAAAGCCAAATAAAAGTATTGATACTGTGGCTCGTGAGGTTATATTAAATATTTGGGGCTCAGGAGAGCAACGCAGATATAGGTTAGAAAAGGCTGGCTATAACTATACTGCTATACAGACCAGAGTAAATGAGATACTGAATGGTAATGTGCCACAGGTTAGTTGCAATGCAACACCAGATCAGCCAACTAGTAGTAAGGTTACAGCCACAGAGAAGGCTACCGCATTTGATAAGAGTATAGCCGGAAAGTATACTACTACTTCGCCACTTTACCTACGTAATGGCGCTGGCACAAATAAGAAAGCTTTAGTAAAGATTCCTAGAAGCTACGCAATTGACTGCTATGGTTACTATAGTACTTTTAATGGAATACCATGGTATTACATTCAGGCTTCTATAGATGGTATATGCTACACTGGTTTTAGCTGTAGCAAGTACCTTACCCGCATATAAGGAGGTATTATATGACATTAACAATATTCGCTTCATTGTTCATGATAGGTTCTATAGCAGCAAGCCTTATCACTGAAGCTATTAAGAAAGCATTTGAAAATGCTGGCAAAGAATGCCCGCCTAATGCTGTAGCTATGATCGTTGCAGTTGCAGTCGGTTGTGCCGGTATGATTGCTGCATGTATTTTACTTGATATACCCTTCAATGTTGAAACTATTGTTTGCATAGTGCTAATGGTTGTTTCAATTTGGATTGGCGCTATGATTGGGTATGATAAAGTAAAACAACTGATTGAGCAAATCTACACTGGGTGACTACTAATTTATGTGTCACTAAGTGTTTAAGATTTGGTTGTTCCTTCCTTTTTAAGAGTGGTGCATATTGGCTGCTTAATATTCAGTCAGTATGTGCCACTTTTATATGTATATCTAAACGGATCCTTAGTTCGTTTCCGTATATTATGCTATATTTTCAGATGAATGCCGGCGCTATGTCTAACTGGAAGGCCGCAGTATCCGATATTCACCTTTTCATAATAGTCGGCACTGCGTCGCTGAGTTATAGCTAAAGAGGGTAGAATTATATATTATAATAAAGTATTATATAGGAATAACAGAAATATAGCTTTCACGATTAAATTCCCTTTTTCTTAATTGTATGTTATAATAAGTATATTGAGAAAGGAGAAATCATTATGAATAAACCTCAGCTAGATTATCTAAGATACTTGCGTAATAGAGCCATAGCGACGCGGAAGCGCTGTTTCAGAATAATCCGTGATAATAAGCAGCGAATAGTTAACATTGTAGTTATATCTGCGACAACAACATCTCTTATTTGTGGTATCAATAGCTACTGCAATCTACTGAATGATTATCACACCATGCAAATGTCAGAGCAAGCAAGAGTTGGTCATATAGCATATCTACAAACAGAGCTTGAAGAGACAAATATTGAATTAGACGCCGCAGCAAAGGAGCTTAAAACATACAAAGCACTTGTAGATAACCGTCCTGAATACTTTACTCCAAACAATTGGTATGTAAGTAGTGCTGAGGCACCACGTATTTTTTATGCGATACCTTTATCAGAAGAGCTACAGCGCTACACTTACACAATGTGCTGCTATTTTCAAATTCCTGAAATGTACACTTACTTACTTGCTATATTTTGGCAGGAAACACACTATACGGATGATCAGATCCATGAGAATGAAAATGGCACAACAGATTACGGCATAGCACAGATTAACAGTTCAAATCTTGAAATGCTAACAGATCAAATTGGTATCACTGATATAATGGATCCTGAGCAGAATATATGCAGTGCGTGCTATATCTTCGCAGCGTTGCTGACCTACTACGATGGCGATATACACAAGGCAATAATGGCTTATAATCTCGGCACTGGCAATGTTGCTAAGTTAGAGGCCCAAGGCATCTACTCAAGCGAATATACTGATTTAGTTTACGATAAGCTTGAGAGACTTAAAGCTGATCAGTATGAATAATAATAAAGTTTATATGTATATATATTTATATATTTATTGTATATAAAAAGAGCCAATTTCAAATTGAAACAGTAGTTTTTGAAACAGCAAAGATCTGTAGATCCACAGATCTAGAGGATTGATTTTCCTACTTTCTCAATTTTTCAACTTTCTTAACCATTTAACATTTTGGCACTAAAAGTCATCTTCAAAAACTTTTCTCAAACTTATAACTTTTAGCATTTATACGCAAAGTCCTCGTGATATGTCAAAAAGTTAAAAAGTTGAAAAGTTAAAAGGTTAAGAAAATGGCCACGCGGATTGGTTGCTATGGCTAATCAAATGGCTGTAGATTTTGGATTATGATCCAAATCACTTCCGTATGTATCCGTGAAGAAGGGGTATTTACTTTTGGTTAGATTTGGTTTATAATAATATTATCTTAAGTGATTAACTTAATGATACTAATTTTAAACTTTAAGGAGGAACAACACAATGGCAGTACAGAAGAAATTAAGAGTAACAGTAACAGTACCTGAGGGATTTGCACCTGGTGATCAGTTTATGGTCGAGGTTGATGTACCTACAGGCTCAGGAAGAGTGCACAACACTAAGCCTATTGAGGAGATGACAAAGGACGAGCTTAAGCGTGAGATCATCAATGCTAATAGCGTTCTTTACAAAGCCCAGAAGAGAGGTGCAGCTCAGGAGATTATCGATAAGAATCAGGCGCGCCTTGATGCAGCTAGGGAGCTTATGGCTCAGAAGTTCCCTGCTGAGGCAAAAGTTCAGAAGACTTCTGACGGAACATCAGTAAAGGTTATTGAGGTTGAAGGCCACGTACTCACAGCAGAGGATCTTGGCCAGACTGCTGAAGAAGCTGCAGAAGATACCAACGAAGAGACAGCAGCAGAGATCTAATTTATTTACAACGTTGTGCTTCTTCATCACGCGCCGACTAGTACTCAAATGAGTACTGTGATAATACATGTTGATTTAATTCAGCTAGTATTGCCACAACGTTAAAGCCCCATTTTAGCCGGTTAGATACTATTATAGCGTCTAGCCGGCTATAATACTATTATACTTTTAAAACAGGGGGTAAGTTTTTAAGAATGCAGAACAAGCTTAGATTCAGCGAATTATATATCGAGGTACTATGTGATCGCTTGGATATTGATACTCAACAGAAAGTAGCAAAATTTTATCCAGTTACAAATAATCGCACGAACACATCATTCCACCTATCACCTCGCCTTATACCAGAGGTGCTAAAAGAATTTAGAGGCATTGATGATACTAACATTGACTCTGTGCCACAGCAAATACAGGAGCTATACAAGGCTGAAATTACCGGTAGAGAGAACGTAAAAAGACTGCTAAGTGATGGGCCAAGCGAGAATCCTGTAGTTAACGAACACTTAACACTTGATGCACACCAGCAGCTCGGCAGAGAGATAGCGAAGTACAGAAACCGCTTCGCATTCTTTTATGACACCAGAACTGGCAAAACTCCAATGAGTCTTACAATTATACACGACGATCTACAAGTTAATCCAGATCATAAGTGGTTAATTGTTTGTCCGCTAATACTCATAGATAACGCTTGGATAGAGGACGCAAAGAAGTTCTTTCCAGATCTACAGATTATTAGCGTTCATGCAGCTACAAGAAAGGAAAGGTTGCATAGGCTTAACGAAGATGCATCAGTATATGTTACAAATACAGAGTCGTTTCATACGTATGCGCCAGCATTTGAAAGGCGTAATTTTTATGGCTGCTTTGTAGATGAATCTTCTAGTATGAAGAGTGCAAAGACTAAGACTAGCAAGAGCCTTGTTGAGTATGCACAAGAGGTTAAACGATTTTATCTGCTATCTGGTACACCAGCACCTAACGGTGAATGGGAATACTATATGCAGCTTAAGGCAATTGATCTATACGGTGTACAGCAAAGCTACTCAAGGTTTAAGGATCGTTACTTTACAAATGTATCTTACAATCCTCAGTATGAGAAGTTGGCAATTAGGCCGGATCGCGAAGATGAGCTTAAAGCCTTGATAAAGAACTATGCAATCTATGTCGACAAAGAAGATGTACTTGACACTCCAGGACGAACATTCCATGAGCTAGAGATTGAAATGCCTGAAGAGTTAAAGAAGCACTACAGGAAAATGAAAAACGATCTGTATGTTGAGATTGTAGATAGCGGAGCAGACATTACGGCGCCTTCAACAGCTGCTAAGCTCAATAAGCTGAATCAAATTTCGTCTGGCTTTATAATTGATACGAAGGCCAAAAGGGACAATGAGCTATTCGGCGATGAAAAGCCAACATGGTACCTACTAGATACATATAGGTTTGATTACCTGGATAAACTGCTAGAGTCACTTGGTGATGAGCAGGTACTTATATGGTGCAACTATCATATTGAATTTGATGAGATAAAGAAACGATTGGGAGACAGGTGCCGTTGTGTTTATGGCCAGACATCAATAGCTGAAAAGAATGAAGCTATACGCCTTTTCAAGGATGGAGCTATTCAGTACTTAATTGCTAACCCACAATCTGCAGATAAGGGTCTGACGCTTACGAATGCTCATATAGCTGTCTACTTCAGTCTAAACTGGAGCTATGAATATTACAAGCAAAGCACTGAGAGAATTTATGGAAGTAAACGTAGTCAGCCTAATCATTGCGACTACTATATATTGATCGCCAAGGGATCAATAGATAGAATACTATATAGCGAGGTGCTTCAGGGTAAGCAGAATGCTAGCTATCATATTCTAAACCATTTGAAAGGAGGCAAGGATGCTACTTAAGACTATACACGTTAATAATCCAAAGAATGTACTCGTGCAAATACCTGGGTGCATTTCTGCAACTTGGGGTCTTACAGCAGCTAGTACCTTGGAGATGCACTACGATGAAGAATCAAGTACCATTACCATCAGACCATATGTTCCACGACGAAGGGACACTGCTAAGTGAGTGTATCAAGTGGCTAGCACCACAGGAACGCGATGGTGTAAAAGTACTTAGGATCTGTGACAGATACCAGAAGGGCTACTCAGATTTATTTATCTGCGTCCATGGAGCATTTGTTATTGCAGAGCTTAAGGATGACACGGGTACACCAACACCGCACCAAATACAGTTTATACAGGAAATGCGGCGGTGTGGAGCAATTGGTGGCGTATGCAGGACAGTGCAGGATGTTGCCAAGTTAGTAGATTATGCTAAGAAGCACAGTCCAAGGCATAAGCTCAGCGATGATGAAAAACGTGTATACCTATGCGATCCAGATAAGAATGAAAGATGTACGCGTCGCGGCGACCCTACGTGGTGCGGCAGGGAATGCATATATACACTATACAGAAGCTATGCAAAAGAATAGGAGGAGTAATGACTAAGAAACGTGACAATCAAATAGACGTAATTGTACCGGCCTATAAAGCACACGGTACAATAGTACGCACGCTAAGTTCAATAGCAGAGCAAACAATTGTAGATGACCTACACGTGGTAATCGTGAATGACTGCTGCCCTGAAGGCGACTACTCATATTTTGTAAAGATGTTCGAAAAGTTTATGGACATCAGAGAGGTTACATTGCAAAATAATAGTGGGCCTGGCGTTGCAAGGCAAAAAG